CCTGATTAGAAGCCCCAAACACTTTAGATACAGTGCCGGATACTTTTACTACAGCCATAACTTATCCTCCTATGAATTGACTGACATGAATACTTTAGCGTAAACCTCAGACATTAGGGGCAATATGTTTCACATTCACACAATCACTATGCTCACAAGATCTAACACCAGGCAAATGTAAGTCCCCAGTCGCATCTATAGGCCTAAGCTCGTCATCCAATTCACCTTCCCAAGGGATACAACGCAGATTCCCATACTGAATAACCTTCTGCTTACGCTGCCTACACGACTTACAAAGTAAATCCCTAAGATCCTTCTTATCAGCCGTAACAACCCACTTCAACCCACACCTACGACACTCAACCTGATTCAACGCCAACTATTCCTCCACAATCCGACTGTAACCATCTTGAGCAACAAACTTAGCTGCACCCATAGCCCCATGCCTATTCTTGACTACACGCAAATAAAAGTCACTACCATTACCATCCTCAGGGTCACCCTGCCTATGCTTCCTAGCAATCATCAAAATAACATCAGCATCCTGCTCAATGCTACCCGAATCACGAAGGTCAGATAATTGAGGTTTATGATCACTACGCTGCTCAATCTCACGATTCAACTGCACTGCAGCAACAACAGGAATATCTAGCTCTAACGCTATACGCTTCAACTGATTAGACACAGACCCTATTTTGCTGACTTTATCCCGATGAGCAACATCATCATCCATCAAACCCAAATAATCAATAAACACTGCATCCACCGGTGCCCGTTTAGAGGCAGCACTCACATACGCTCTAACCCCATTAGGAGTCAAACGAGGAGCAGAAACAATACCAAGATTATCTGTCAAAACACTCTTAGCGTCAGCAACAACATCCCTCGCCCAACTAAACGAATTATCCTTATTCAAAATCTCGTAATCCAACTCATCATTAGCGATACTACCCACATCAAGGCTCAACGCCTGAGCCAACAACCTATGCTGCAACTGCAACTCAGGCATCTCAAGTGAAAAATAGAGAACATGCTTACCTGAATGAGCTAACTGAAAAGCAGCCTGCAACGCAACAATAGTCTTACCCTGACCAGGACGCCCTGCAATCACATAGAAAGCACTATCACGCCAACCACCCAACAACTTGTTTAGCCTCCTCCAACCAGTAGGCATAAACGGAGTCCTCACACTCATCTCAGCAACATAATCCTCCAAATACGAAGCAGGATAAGTAATACTCAAACCAACCTGAGTCGCAGAAACACTATCAACAGCCCTCAACGCACCAGCAATCAAATCATCCACCGGCACACTAGGATCCACAGAACCATCCTGCAACACCCTACCCGCAAGATTCAACTCACTTTTAGCCCAAATAGCCTTCAACTGCTGAACATGAAACTTCACAGCAACATCAACCAGCGGAGCATCACCAGTACACTCAAACACCCACTGCACAGCCTCAACATCCAAACCAGCTGCAACAGTCAAAACATCAGGAACAACACCCTCCCTACGAAGATACACAATACGATCAAACACCAACCTGGACAAATGATGCTGAAAATACTCTGCAACCAACCCCAAATCATCCCAAACCCTCGGAAAATGCAACACACCCCCCAAAACACTCTTCTCCAACCCAACCCTCACATCAATCATCAATAGCCCTACCCATCCAATCATCACCCTCAACACCAGAAACCTGATCCAACCAACACTCCTTAGCCAACCAAGTAACAGGCAACTTCACAAACCGAAGCTCAACCCCAGCAACACTATCCCTATAAGCCCGCGAAGCGGTTAAAAGCACATCAACAGAAACATTAGGTACAGCCCTGAGAAAAGCCTCAAAAGCATCAGCCCTACCACTCTTCCGAGGATAAACACTCCAAAACTCGTCAAACGCATTATTTAACTTATCTAATGTATTTAATTCTTTATTTAATAGGCGGAAGTTTTTGTCACTAATAGCGGAAGTTTTTGCACTAACAGCGGAAGTTTTTGCATCAATAGCGGAAGTTTTTGACTCAATAAAAGTAATCAGATACAGGTTAGATTTACCTGACTTATCATTACCGGTTATCCAAGTCAACTCACCTAACGCCTCTAGGCGGTTGATACTTGATCGGATGCTACGAGCATTGACCCCACAAGCCTTAGCTAAATACCTTTGACTAGGCCACGCCCCTTTACCCCGCGTATAACGCCTAGCAATAGCCAATAGCACGAGCTTATCTGTTTTACTGGCCTGAGATTTATCCCAAACCTCATCCATCTCGCTATAACCCATAAAGACCCCTCATGTCTACTAGTGCGACTATAATAGTATTACTGACCCCTCTCATTCAGTAGCCCCCTTCAGACTATGTTTGGAGGGGGTTTCCTTATAGCCTTGAGCCTCAACAATAGCCAACAAAGTTTCAACAGGATCAGCAACCAACATCACGCGAGGCTTCACATGGCTGACCCGAACACAATCCTTCAACCCACAAATCCGGTCACCAGGCATAAACAACCTGCCATCCTTAGTTATCGGATTCCAGTCATCATCCAAATCATATTTATAGGGGTAACAGTCAATCAGGCCGAGGGTAGGGTGATTCCACTTGTATCTAGTTTTATGTTCAGCTGTAGTATCTTTACAGTCTTTACATTCATCAGGGTCAGGCTGCTGACGGTTTACACGCTTCCAAAACACCTTAAACGGTATCTCAACGCCACATTTCCAACAGGGGATAGGTTTTTCATCATCTCTCATAGAGAGAATCTAAGCACAGAAACGCGAAAAAACCTAATCCATCGTAATTTTTTGTAGAAAAGTTATTTTGTCGTTGATATCTACGACTCTAGACATGATGATGCCACGCTGGATAGGGTCAGGCATAACAATAATTAGTTCCCACAACTCGCCTAAATGAGCTGTCAGGATACTAATCTGTTGCCTTGCCTCCAGTGAGTCCATCTGCCTTAGCCTTTATCTGATCTAAAACACTGTTACTGGCTTTAGATTGTTTCGCTTCTAAGTATAGGGCCCGTAAACCTTCTAAATCGCTAATGTTTTCTAACGCTGCAAGATAATTCTTTACAGGAGTCACACCCTTAGCAACCTTACTCATCTCTTCACGAGTAGCCTTCTTATCGCCAAAATAACCCATGTGGCTTAGTGCTCTACCCAGGCTGGAGGTTTCAGCGTTTTCTAGGGCGGATGTCTTGTTTGCCATACCAACACCATCAACTTCAAAGGCTAGACCGGTTGCTTTGGCTAGGTTGTTACGCTGATCGTCTGCGTTCAAGAAAATCTGTGTATAGACAACCCAAGTGCTGATAGCTCTGTCGTGTTGTTGTGTCTGATTGTGTGTAACGATACGCAGGTCAGGGTGATCTTTTAGTGCTCGTTTTAGGCGTTCTGCTACTGTCTCGTATTCTGCTGGATTAAACGCTGCCATCAGTTACCTGCCTTAGCCCATGTGACTGTCATGTTGTCTTCTATCCAAATCCAGTTAGGGATACCTTTGATTGTTACTCCTGCAATGTCTTTTTCACCGATGCCTTGAATACCTGACAGGATACCGACGATTGTTGCTGTGTGTTCATCGTTGTTGATAACTATCGCTATCTTGTCTCCGATGGTTAGACCTTTGAGGTCGTGTATTGTTTTACTCATTTTTGTTCCTTTATTGTTAGGAAGGGTTTACCTTCGCCTCTTTGAGATAAGACACAAACAACTTCACCATCAATACAACCGTATTTAGATCCGTTTAGTGCCGACAGGGTGCGTGACTTCATTTCAGTCAAATATGTTTCAGCTTCTTTTACTTTTAGGTGAGCGTTAAACAGTTCTACACCTAAAGTACCTAATTCTGTTCTGGTGTCTTCTATACCTGGTGAGAGTGCTCTAGTGGTGTCGTAGGTGGAATCGCTGCCATCCCAATCTGGTTGAATGTCGTTGAGAACATTAGCTCTAAACTCTGTAACCTTCTGTAGTATCGCTGTCCATTCAAAGTCATCCCACAACACCTCATACTCTTTGTATCTTCCTGCATTGACTACAGCGAACACTGCACGCTTCAACTGGAAAACATACATATACCAAAACACTTGAGCCCGATAATGTTCAGGAACACTATCCCAATAAGTTGCAGTATGTTTTATCTCAAGAATATAGCCTTGCCCTTTCTCGTCAATACACACACCATCAGGATTAGCGTGCATCCAAGAAGCATTAGTTGAAGCATAAGTCCCAACCTCTTCAACAACATGATCAGGATGCTGCTCCTGATACAAAGTTCTAATAGCCGGTTCAACAAGCTGACCTAAACGCATAGCAGTATTAGGTTCAACACTGTTAGGGATACGATTAGTTTTTTGTGCCCAAAGAGTTACAGCAGAAGTAAAAGGCGATAGGCCGAGGATAGCCCCAATCTCTGAACCACTAATAACACCAGGTCGGTTGCGTAGTTCATGCCATTCGGGAGAGTTATTTTCAAAGTTACCTAAAAGTAATGCTTTTCTTAGGATTTCATAGATTTCAGGGTTATTCATAAACTACACTCTAACCATGACCTCAGACATTCCACCAAAACTATTCAACCGGCACAGCGAACACGGCAGGCTCTTACTTGATCTGCAGGAGGCTATACAAGATAACGGTGGAGTGGAATGTGAGCAAGCCGCCGACATTTTCTATCCAGAAGACTTTAGTGCCCGAAGTCACGGAGACAACAACATGAGAGCTATGGCTGAGAAAACAGCGAGAGAGATCTGTATGACCTGCCCTGTCATCGCAAAATGCTTGAAAGCAGGTTTATATGAGGAGTTTGGTATTTGGGGTGGCACAACACCAGAGCAACGCAAAAAACTTAGACGAGAACAACAAATATAGGGTCAAAAACGCCCTAAAACGCCTCTACAAGGCTCTAAACCCTGTCAAACGATAAATAGTATGTTATTTGCTGTTTTTCGCTGATTCAGCCTGTTTTTCGGCTTTTTGGACTGCATCTACAGCACCCTTAGCAACAGTGTCCCTAGTAGCCCTACCTGTCGTAGCGATAGCATACCCGACAGCACCAACCACACCTAACATGAGTGTTCCCCAAGCGACCAGGATACCGTTCACCCAAGAGCCAGTAAGAGCAGCACCAACACCGGCAGACCCACCAAGAATAAACAAGAAAATCCCAAACCCACGCCAAGCCAATTCGCCTAACACACTGACAACAGCTTTGAGTCTTGCAACGAGAACAGTTTTCATTTTTATTCCTTATTTTCTAGTATGTGTTTGAGTGGATCAACTAAATCTTTGTAGGCTGCCAAGTGGATGTCAGGGTTGCTCCAAGACTTGTTTGCCTTACC